AAAAATTAGCAGACATACAGACTGTAAAAGACGTAGAGGATTTATTCTTTCGTAAAGGTCAGGTAGCTGCTTTTGCAACAGTAATTAATCTACAGGCCACTATTGAAGCTGCCAGAGAGCAAGCCGAAGTAGAAGAAGAAGGTCCTGTAGATGTTTAAAATTTATGACTTCCGTTGTACAAACGGACATGTCTTTGAAGAAATGGTAGAGTCCGGCGTTACAACCAGTAGGTGCGGTTGTGGCGCTAACGCTACTAAATTGGTATCTGCCCCGTCTTTTCACCTTGATGGTTCTACTGGGGACTTCCCCGGTCAGCACATGAAGTGGGTACGAGAACACGAAAAAGCAGGTAGAAAGAAGTCTCCACAATGATTATAATCACGGAGTTTAATTATGTCACGAGCTATGATGCTTGATCCACAACCTGAAGAGGAAAATGTGGACACCATTGAAAACGAAGTTGATGAGATTCAACAAGAAACAGAAGTTGAGCAACCTCAAGAAGAACAAAGCCTACCAGAGAAGTACCAAGGTAAATCTTTAGAAGACGTAGTACAAATGCACCAAGAAGCTGAAAAGCTTTTGGGTCGTCAGTCTTCTGAAGTAGGCGAGCTTCGTAAAGTCGTTGATGACTATATTAGTCAAAGTATAACGACAACAGCACCTCAACAATACGTTGAGCCTGAAGACGATATAGACTATTTTACAGATCCTCAAGCAGCCGTTAATCGTGCTATTGAGAATCATCCTAAGATTAGAGAAGCAGAGCAGTACACAGCTGAGTACAAAAAACAGTCGTCACTAGCAACGCTTCAGTCTAAACACCCAGACATGCAAAATATCTTGAGTGATAATAGTTTTGCTGAGTGGATTAAGGCGTCTAAGATTAGGACTCAGTTGTTTGTACAAGCTGACCAACAGTATGATGCGGACGCTGCTGACGAACTGTTTACTCTCTGGAAAGACCGTAAAACAGTTGCACAGCAGACAGCTGATGTTGAAAAACAAGCACGTAAGCAATCGCTTAAAGCAGCTAATACAGGCAATGCACGAGGTAGTGCTGAAGGTAGTCGTAAGAAGGTATATCGCAGGGCCGACATTATTAAACTAATGAAGAATGACCCTGACCGTTATCAAGCTTTGTCAGACGAAATCATGGCAGCTTATGCGGAGGGTCGAGTCAAATAATCTAGGAGATTGACATGGCTACTGCAACTTATCCCGGCGCAGCGGGTAATACTGCGAAGACGGAAGCGGCAACGTTTATTCCAGAAATCTGGAGTGACGAAATTATTGCTGCTTATCAAAAGAACCTGAAGATGGCTCCACTTGTCAAGCGTATTGCTATGAATGGCAAGAAGGGCGACAAGCTTCACATTCCAAAGCCAACTCGTGGCGATGCAAATGCTAAGGCTGCTGACACTGCGGTTACTATCATTGCAAACACTGAGAGCGAACTGACTGTTGACATCGACCGTCACTTCGAATACTCACGTTTGATCGAAGACATCGTTGAAGTACAGGCGCTTTCTAGCCTCCGTCAGTTCTACACTGAAGACGCTGGTTATGCTCTTGCTACTAAGATCGACACTGATCTCCACTCTTGCGGTACTGGTTTTGGTGACGGTGGTTCAGTTGTGTTCTCTGGTTCAGTAGCTCCTACTGACTACCAGCACAGCGGTTGTTTCTTCAACGACGGCGGTACTACTACCCAGTACACCGACGATACTGTCGTTGCTGCTGACGTGTTTACTGATGCTTTCTTCCGTGACATGATCCAGAAGCTTGATGACAACAACGTACCTATGGAAAGCCGTGTACTTGTTATCCCACCTTCGGTTCGTAACACCATCATGGGCATCGACCGATACGTGTCTTCTGACTTTGTAACTGGTCAAGCAGTAAGCTCTGGTCTTATCGGTAACCTGTACGGCGTAGACATTTATGTCTCAAACAACTGTGCAACTATCGAAGCCGCAGCAGACAACACTGCATCTTCTGTTGATACTCGTGCTGCCCTCTTGTTCCACCGTGACGCTATTGTCATGGCAGAGCAGCAGGCTGTACGTTCACAGACCCAGTACAAGCAGGAATACCTCTCAACTCTGTATACGGCTGACTGCCTGTACGGTGTTCAGGTATACCGTCCTGAAGCTGGTTTCGTACTCGCAGTCGCAGAGTAACGATCTTAGGGGGTCAGCAATGGCCCCTTTTCCTTTTCTTTTGTAGGAGCTTTGAATGGCTTTATTTCGTGGCACAGGTGGATCTGGTGATGCTAGTACAGACACTTATGCGTCTGAAGTAGCTCTAGAAGCAACCAGAGCCTCTACAAAAGCAAACGAAGCTGCAGCGTCTGCTACGTCTGCGGCTAATGCACAGGCTGCTGCTGAGGCTGCTCAAGCTTCCGCAGAGACTGCACAGGCTAACGCAGAAACTGCAGAGGTAAACGCAGAAACAGCAGAGACTAATGCAGAGACTGCGGAAAATGCTGCGGTTGATGCTCAAACATCGGCTACTGCAGCTAAGACTGCAGCAGAGACAGCCCAGTCAGCAGCAGAAGTAGCCAAGACAGCGGCTGAGGCTGCTGAGACTAATGCAGAAACTGCAGAGACTAACGCTGCTACGTCCGCTACTACTGCTACTACTAAAGCATCTGAAGCATCCACATCAGCAACCAATGCTGCCTCTAGCGCCTCCTCAGCGTCCACCTCAGCCACAAACGCAGCTACCAGTGCTACTGCAGCACAAACTGCACAAACGGCTGCAGAAGCCGCTCAGACGGCTGCTGAGGCTGCTCAAGAAGCTATCGACGGTTTGTACCTTGGCACTGCTACTTCTAACCCTACCGTTGACCTTAACGGCAATGCCGTAACTGTAGGTGACTGGTACTTTAACACTAGTGACAACACAACAAGAATTTACGACGGTAGCAACTGGAATACCATTAACCCTGACCTTGTTGGTGATACTAGCCCACAGCTAGGCGGCGACCTTGCCAGTAACGGTAATGACATCTTACTTGCTGACAATGACAAAGTTGTCTTTGGTACAGGAAGTGACCTTGAAGTCTACCACGACGGCACTGACTCCTACATTAAAGAAAACAACTCAGTAGGAAGTTTGGTAATACAAGGAACAAATGTTCTTTTTAAAGATTCTTTAGATAATGATTTAATAAGAGCAATCTCTGGAAATTTTGTTGCTCTTTACCATAACAACGTAAATCGTTTTTCTACACTGTCGGACGGAATTAATGTTACAGGAAACATTACTGTATCAGGGTCTGTTGATGGTCGTGACGTAGCTACAGACGGGTCTAAATTAGACAACATTGAACTTAACGCAGACGTAACCGACACAGCCAATGTAACAGCCGCTGGTGCTTTGATGGACAGTGAGGTTACTAACCTTGCACAGGTCAAGGCGTTTGACTCTGCTGACTACGCTACTGCGGCGCAAGGCTCTACTGCTGACTCTGCACTGCAGAACGTAGTAGAAGACACCACGCCACAATTGGGTGGTAATCTTGACCTTAACGGTAATGATATTACTGGCACAGGTAACATCAATATTACTGGCGATACAACATTAACAGGTAATAAAAGTGTTAAGCTGCCTCGTGACGGTGCTGGTTTTGTTGACAGAGGTATAAAGTTTCACGACACGTTAGGCGGTACTGAAATACTTGCTGACTCTTCTGACAATCTTACTATAAAATCAGTAGGACATGTTGTTGTTAACGCTAACGACGGCGAAATAAAAATTAAAGACGGCGGTAGTGCTTTTGCAGGACAAATAGACCTTGCAAATGATAACAATGTTACTGTATCTGCTCTTATTGCTAATAAAGATATAATTTTTAAAGGTAATGACCACGACGGTATTTCAGGAGTTAGTATTACTGCATTAACTCTTGATATGTCAGATGCTGGTAAAGCACTGTTTAATGCTGGTGCTGATTTTGGAGCAGACATTAGTGTAACTGGAACAGTAGCCGCTACAAATGTAACTTCTAACGGTAATAACGTATTAACAACATCGTCAACGATTGACGGGGGAACTTATTAATGACCACGATTAAATTAAAGAATGGTTCTGGCGCACCAACAGCTGGGGATCTTGCTCAGGGCGAACCCGCATTAGACTTGACCAACAAGCGCCTGTACACAGAAGACTCAGGCGGTACTGTTATTGAGGTAGGTACTAATCCCGGTGTGGACGTAACCTTCGCTGACAACCGTAAGGCTGTCTTCGGTGCTGACTCTGACCTACAGATTTATCATGATGGGTCTGCTAGTTACATTGCTGATACAGGTACTGGCACATTAAACATTAAGGCATCAGGTAGCATTCGTTTACGTGGTAATGACACAGATGAACTTCTTGCACGATTTAACGAGAACGGCAGTAATCAGTTTTACTATGATAGCTCAGAAAAACTAGCCACCACGAACACAGGCATCGACGTAACGGGTAGTGTGACGGCTGATGGTTTGACTGTTGATGGTGACGGTACTTTACAAACGTCTGATGGGGCAATATTAAGCATCGGCACAACGGACACCTCAGCAACTACTGGAGACGTAATTGGTCAGGTTACTTTTGCAAATGCCGACGCTAGTCCCAATAAAGCAAATGCAGAAATACGAGGAATGGCCAATGATGCCTTTGGCAGAACTAATATAGATTTTC